CCCAAGTCCAAATCCTTGCCAATACGCACCAGATCTTCACTGGGATACACAGACCTAAAAGCCAACCTGTGCAACAATGAATTGACAATACTATTCACATAAACTGTCATGTTCTGGCCTGACGGGTTAGTACCCAAAAATCTCATCAGAGTGCCATTATAAGCCACAAGTGGCGTACACACCTCATGAGCAATGACAAACATACGCTTTACATCTTGTTTGGTATAGTTTCCAGACTTGATGGCCAACTTAATCATCACTGCAAATGCAGAAATGGTCAGTTGAGCAGGCATACGTAGGTCGTACTTTGAGTAATCTCCCGCAATGACACGATCATCGCCGAATTTAGACATAAACTGCGAGAGCTCATGCCATTCAGGGCCATGCGCATTAATTCCAACTGCGCACTCTGCTACCAAAGGATTGCAAGACAAAAATCTCCCAATGGGAAGGAAATACTTCCTAATGAGAATTTGTAAGGCAATAGGGGCCGCCTGGAATACACGGACCTTATCTTTGTCCAATTTAGTGGGTTCATCTTTCAAAGAAGACCCAAATATTTGGTTCAGAGACTTGCCTTCGTCTGCCAACTTGTAAAGTCTTTCGACCTCAGCCCACACTTCCGGTGTAAATGTCCTAGGACACATATGCTCCTCTGTAGGTTCCAAGTCAATCAAATGATCTCTCTTGGGACCATTAATGGGATAACCCATAGAGGTGCCAGAAGCTAGGGCGTCGACAAAACGCTTGCCATCAATACCCGAAACGACTTCCACATCATTAAGGGGCCTGATATCCTTTTTCCACAAGGCCGACTGCGACTCAAAAACTTCATCGAGTTCGGCTAAGTAGTCATCGATAGCAACGTCTACTTCCGTAGGATCAAATCCAATGGATGGTTTGGAACACACATCCAAGGAAGCAAACCAAGGTTTCCAGGCACCGGAGTCGATCTTTCCATCGGCTCGGGTTTCCGGATTCTTGAATTTAGGCGCACCCCACTGATTGGGCACACCACAGACCTCTTCCACAAGGTCTGAGATTGGAGTTTTTATCACTTCCGAATGATAGGTACTCCTACCTGTAATTTGCCCATAGACCTCAATATCGCGCTTACCATCTAGAAAGTTGGTGGGGCACTTGTAATGTGGCTGGGCACTAATGGCAATCTTCTTATCACATACAACATCCTCTACGTCCTGGGATTGGGGTCCTGGGACAAAAGTGGCGCTGCGCGTATGAAGAAGGCCAATAGCACGTTCGAGCTCAGGTTTAGTCAGAGACATGCCACAACCACGAGGGGTATCGGCAACGCCTCCAATATGTACACCTACAATTGCACTTTTGGTGTTATCAGTAACAATTGGAGCCATACACATGCCATTGAAAGTATTCATACCGGACACTTGATAGTGTGAACCGGCAAACACTTCAAAACCATTTGACAATGCAGGTACATATTGCCAAAAGAGAGAAGTGGTAAACGACTCATCTTTGGCAGTAAGACCAACC